GAGCTATAGCTGATGCTATTGTCGATGCTGATGAATTTGAAGCTACTGCAGGGTTTAGATTATCAGAGATAAATGCACTAAAATCTAACACTGGAGAAAATATTACTTTACCAAGTGCTTATGAAACAAAAGTTAAAGGTGTTGGTGGAGCAGCAGAGCCTGCAATTACAGCTATTAGTAGAAGCTTAAACAAACCAGAGGGTCAACTTATTAAATCAGCTGTTGGAGGAAAACAACTTTTTGGTCAAGATGCTATCGGTGCTTTATTTAGTAAAGAGCTAACTCCTTTTAGAAACTTATTATTTTTAAATGCTAGAGTTAAATTTGCAAACTTATTAGTAGTCGATACTGCTGATATTGAAAAACAAAATAAACCTATATTTAAATTTATCACAAACCCGCTTCAAAATATTTCATCAAATGTTTTCAAAGATCAAAAGACATTTTCAAGATACTTTCAAATATCAATAAAAATTAAAAGTTCATCTAGTGCCGCTGATAAATACAGAATTGAGATTAAACCTACTGCAGAATTATTTGCTGATATGGAAAAGGGTGTTAGAGACTTAACTAAAAAAGTAAATGATGCTCACTTAAAAGCAAACGGTATAAAATTTTCACAAGGGCTATTAAACTATTTAGTAGTACAAGAAATACCTAATGAAGTTAAAAAAACAAATGCAGTAAACGAATACTTATCCTTGATAGTTGCCTTTGCTAAGGAATTTGAAAAAGGAGGGTTAACACCTTTTACTATCCGTACTGTTGTAGAATCTCCACGATTTAGTAAACAAGAGTTTGGAATGACAGCAGTGAGGAAGAGAAAAGCTAAGAAAGACTCTGCACAAAAGTTTATTTCTGGCGCTCAACTATCTGCTCTAGTCCAAAGAAGACTTGGAGCGATAATGCCAAAAGGCCCTGAGCGAGGACCTCCACAATCTCCAACTATACTTACTGAAAGAACTGGGAGATTTAGAAGTAGTGTTGCAGTTTTACCTAATTATAAGGCAAATGTTATTAGATTTTTTTACGACCCTATATATAAAAGCTTAATTGAAAGTCAACGTAATCCAGACATATTAGTAACAAATACAATAAGAGAAGTTGTACAAGGTCTATATGCACGAAAGTTTAACATAGTTAGGGGAAGCTAATGCCACAATCAAGACGCACAGATATTATTGATTTTTTAGTTTCTAACCTTAAAGAGATAGACGGTCAACAATCTGGATTTGATAGTTCATATACCTATACTACAAACATATTTAATAATGTTTATAGAAAAATTAAGTTTCTAGATGAAGTTAATGACTTTCCTGCACTTTATCTTAACGCGGGTACCGAAATCCGAGATTTTAATACTAAAAGTTTGACGGTTGCAACGTTAGACGTTACTATAAGAGCATACGTATACGGAGAGGACGATTCTCAAACAAAAGCTGATGAGTTAGTACAAGATATCGAACACGTTATCTATAACTTACCAGGTAGTCCAGAGAAGGGAATCTTGAATATACAAATAGACAATGTTTCTACTGATGAAGGACTTGCCGAGCCACTAGGTCTAGCAGAAATTGTTCTAACCGTAGAGTACAGATTAGAGGATTAAGGAGAAAATAAATGCCTTCTTTAAATTTACAAAGAAATTCAGAAGTGTTCTTTTCAACCATTGATTTAGCAGGCGGAGCTGCCGCTACTGCAATGACACCAAGTAACACCTGGAAACTCGAGGTACTAGCTGGTTTTGCATTAACATCAAGTGCTGCTACAACTGATATTACTTCATTGGAATCTGGAACTTCTCCAGATAGATCTCAGCAAAGATTCAATACTGCAATTAACCCTGTAGATTGGAACTTTCAGACTTATTTACGACCAACTGGGGTTGAAGTCACAGCTGACTCAGAATCACCTGGTACAGCGGCTAACACGACTGATAATGGTAATTCTATGCCAATAGCTGATTGGTTTATGTGGCAGTCAATGATTACAAATACAAAACCTGCTTCATCAACTGATAGTAGATCAGGTTGGGAAACCGAAGGAAAGCTTAGAAGTACAACTGTTGCAGCTGCAGCAGGTAAAGCGGCTACAGCAACTAACTTTTCAACTGCTCAAGAAAACCACTTATATTTTAAACTTGATAACGTGGTATACCAAGTCGGTAATGCTACTGTTAATCAAGCTACGGTTGATGCAGGTATTGAAGAAATTGCAACAACTACATGGGCAGGGTTTGGAACAGACTTAAAAGAACTTACTGGTGCCGATAGAGACAAAGCTATTTCAGTGTTTGGTGGAATATTAAACGCTGGAACAAGTATAACTGCTAACTCAAATGCAACTGCTACACTATCTGCAGAAGCACAAGCCTATCACCCATACGGTTCTATGAACGTTGCGGGAAGCGTTGCTACAAACGCATTTATTAAAAACAGACTTAGTACAATTGAGTTTCATCATAAAGCTACAGCTGGTGCAGCTGATGAGAAGTTTACTTTTCCAGTAACTGCTCTAAGTTTTGATTATAATAATAATATTACATACCTAACACCAGAAGAGCTTTCAACATTGAACTCTCCTATTGGTCAATTTACAGGTACAAGAGCTGTAACAGGTTCTGCAAGTATGTATTTAAGATCTGATGACTTAGAATCTGCTGGATTTTTAAGAAATATATCTCAAGATACAAGAACTAGTTCAGCACAGACATCTAATGCTAACTTAATTATTGGTGGCACTACAGCACCTTATGTAGCATTTCAAATGGACGCAGTTCAGTTTGAATTTCCAACATTAGCTACAGAGGATGTAATTAGTATGTCAGTAAATTTTGTTGCACAAGAGCCAACAGCTACAAAAGGTGATGGCGGTGAAATAACAATATTTGCTAAAAAGTCTTAATTTATCTTTGAGGGGGGATAAAGGTTTACAGATGGCGCTATCGGTTTGCGAAATGGGACTCCCCTCACCCAACAGTAGCAGATATACCGATAGCGCTTTTTACTTATAGAGGGGAAAAATAATGAGTAAAATAAAAAGTTTAATGGCTAAAGAAACTGTAACTACAGTTGAATTTCCAGAAATTGATGGATTCATGATTGATTTAGTCTATCTTAATCGAGATGAGTTGATGAAAATTAGAAATAGATCATTAACTTTCAAATTTAATAAACGTACACGTCAACGAGAAGAAGAAGTTGATAATGATAAGTTTTTAGAAGCATACTCAGAAAAAGCTATCAAAGGATGGAGTGGTCTTAAATACAAAAACTTACCACTACTATTTCCAGCTGATATATCTGGCGTTAATGGTGAAGAAGAGATCGAATATAGTCCAGAAGAGGCACTAGAATTATTAAAAAATTCTACACTGTTTGATCAATTTGTAACAGATGCTATGAATGATTTTGAGCAGTTTTCAAAAACTAAAGCCGAGACAAACGAAAAAAACTAATTGAATACCTTCGTAATGTGTTTTTTAGCGGAGGTATGTCAACTGAGCAATATCTGCTTATGTGCGATCAGATGGGTTGGGAGCCTAGAGAAGAAGATATACCTTTAGAGGTTGATTCTCTATCTTATGAAGCTCAATGCGCACTAATTCTATTCAATGCCTTACCAGATAACTGGGAAGGTATGAGTGGAAGCTGGATGGGTAAAGACTATAGTGGTTTAATGGACATTATGGACATCTATGATATGGATAATAGAAAAGATGTTTTTCATTTACTCAAAGCAGCTGAAGCTGAGGCTAGTAAGTATTATGCTCAAAAACAAAAAGAACGAGACGCAATGTCAAAAGCTAAATCACGTAGTAGATAGGAAACCCTGTGGCTGGTAGTAAAATTAAAAACACTGTCCAAACTGAATTTGTAAGTAAAGGCGCCAAAAAAGTTGAAGGTGATACCCAACGTATAGGTAAAGCTCAAACTAGATTAGGTCAAAGTTCTGCATCAGCAGGTCGTTCTTTTTCAGCACAAGCTACAGGTCTAGGTGGTTTAGTTGGTGTGTATGCAGCAGCTGCTGCTAACGTGTTTGCTATTACAGCGGCTTTTGACGCGCTTGGTAGAGCTGCTCGAGCTGAACAGATTATTAAAGGTACAAAAACTTTAGCCCTTGAAATAGGACAAAGTGGTGCTTCGATTCTTAAATCAGTACAAGAAATTACCCAATCACAACTTACTCTTTCAGAGGCTGCTCAGAATATAAATATAGCTCTCTCAGCAGGTTTCAACTCAGACCAAATTGAAGCATTATCCGAAGTATCTCTTAAAGCGTCAAAGGCTTTAGGAAGAAACTTAACGGACGCTTTTCAAAGAGTGGTTCGAGGTGCATCAAAACTTGAACCAGAACTCTTAGACGAACTTGGTATTTTCACAAGAATTGACCCTGCTGTTGCGTCTTATGCTTCTAAACTAAATATCGCAACTAACTCTTTAACTAATTTTGAAAAACGACAAGCATTTGTTAACGCTATTATAGATGAAGGTAATAGAAAATTTTCATCTATTGATGTTACCACTGCCTCTGCACAAAAATCTCTCGAACAATTACAAGCTGGGTTAATTGAGCTTGCACTACAGTTTGGCCAATTAACTGCTAACTTTGTAGTGCCTTTTGTTGATTTCATAAAAAACAATGCCGGTGTCGCTCTACTAGCTTTTTTAGGAATTTTACAACTTGTGTTTGGCAGATTGTTCTCCGCAGTTGGAGGATTTGCAGTTCGCGGAGTTGAAAATATGTCTAAGTTTTTTGATGGACTAGTGGCTGGAGCGCAACGTAGTGAAGCAGCTATGAAAAATGTTACAAAAGCTATTGATGACTTTAATGCCTCTGTAAAAACCAGAGGAGGGCTATTAGGAAATAAGGCTGAAGGTGCATTAGCAGGCACAGGTGGTTTTACGGGAGCAGGTTTATCTAGATCTGAGGCTAGTGATGCAGCTCAAGCTAGACAAAGATTCTTAGCTGGAGGAGCAACAGGAAAACGACGAGAAAAAGACATTGCAGCTCTTACAACGGCACAAAAACAACTAACTGCTGCGGGTAAGCAAAATACTCTAGCTTTTAAAGATGCTAGTAAAATACTCAATACATATGATAAACAAACTAAAGGAGCTACCCGTAGCACAAGAGTTTTTACTGCAGTAACAAACGTCGCCGCATTTGCAGCTAGGGGTTTAGGTTTTGCTT